AACGCGAAATAGCCCTGCTGAAACCAGATTCAAGCGCCACTAACACTACTATTACCTTAGCTACTGGGACGAAGCAGGACATCCCTGCCGCAGGAAATCGGTTATTAAAAGTTGTCAGAAATATGTCGGCGGCCAGTGGTGGAACGGGTAAACGCGCTGTAAGACTTGTTGACCGAGAAGTACTCGATGGACAGACTCCAGATTGGCATGACCCGACTGTTTCAGGTGATGCCGCGCACACTACTGTTGTTAAGCACTATACATACGATGAATCAAATCCTCGTAATTTTTATGTATATCCTGGCGTTGCTGGCAATGCGTACTTAGAGATTATTTTCTCTTCCAACCCAACAAGTGTCGCACAAAACGGCTCCCTATCTATCCCTGATATTTTTGCTAACGCAATTTTAAACTACGTTCTATACATGGCTTATATGAAAGACGCCGAGTATGCAGGGAACGCCCAACGGGCCGGTAGCCACTTTCAACTATTTACCACTTCCGTAACTGGAAAAGGGCAGATAGACGCAATCACAAATCCTAATATAGAACGTCGAGCGCAAGTAGGAGCATAACGAATGGCGATTTCTTATGAAGCGCTACTCCCTGACATACTCCCGATGGTTTCTGGCTGTTCGGATACGCTGATCACAAACAGTATTAGGTCAGCAGTAGTAGAGCTGTGTGAAAGGGCAGGCGTGTATCAAACTGAGCTAGACCCTGTAACAACTGTATCTAAGCTCTACGAGTATGACCTAGAACCACCAACGGGTACGTCGGTTCAGAAGATATTGTGGGTGACTCATTCAGGCAAAGATTTAGAACCCACTACAAGCGCATTACTCGAACAACGTCTACCCAAGTGGCGCGAAAATACGGGTGTGCCATTATATTTTATCCAGCAAAGCCCAAGCCTATTTTGGTTAGTACCTACCCCATCAGGAACTATTGTTAGCAGCACTATAGTTCGAGCAGTTTTGAAGCCTACTCATACGAGCAGTGCGTGCGATGACGGCATTATGAATGACTACCGTGACACTATTATAAATGGTGCATTATTTCGCCTTCTAAGAATACCAAACAAAGACTGGACTGATTTGCAGGGCGCACAAATTTACGGATCTCTATTCCAAGAAGGGGTAGTTGACGCGGAGCGTAGAGCACGTAGCGCAGATACCGGAGTACGAAGGAGTGTTAGATATGGTGGATTTAGCCGAGCATTTAAGACCAGGCGTCGATACGGTAACGGAGGGTAGTGACCCTGTAGTTGCAGACATTAGCTGCAATTTTCATTGGGTTAGACCTGCGGTGCAGGAGATCCTAGACGCGAATCCTCAGCTGACATACGCAACCGGCGATATACACGCCGCGTGTGAGCAAGGGGTAGCAACTTTATGGACTACGTCAGAAGGTTTCGTAGTAACAACGGGCGAAACAGATTTGTTTACCGGCGAGCGAACAATGCTTATTTGGCTAGCGTGGGCAAAGGAGCGCGGAACGAATCTTGTAGATAAACACCAAGATTTTTTTATAGCACAAGCCAAAGGCGGTGGGTTTGTGAAGCTAGAAACACGGTCTGCTGTACCTGAGCTTAGAGAGTATTTTTTAGAGCAAGGCTGGCAGATAGACACAATAGTTTATACGAGAGACGTGTAATGGGTAGTAAACCAAAGAAGAGTGAGTACAAACCCTCAGCGGCCGAAAAGGCGTCTGCGTCTGTGGCCAAGGCAGAGAACGATTACTTTAAACGGACCTACGATCCACTATTGCAGAAGATGCGCGACGAATCACTTGATGATCGAGTAGATGAAACTCTTCGGGGGCGTGCTAACGCAGACACATTGCAAGGGCTTGCTGGAAAGGCTAGCTACGACAGGGCGTCATCAGGCGCAGGTGGCGGAGACTTGGCTCAAGCATACCAAGCTCAACTTGCCCAGGCCGACGAAGCTGCATCTGATATAAGAAACAAAAAACAGCTCAATGTTTTAGGAATCGCGAGGGACCAAGCAGCAGATAGCCAGTCGGGCATGGCGGCCGCAGCAAATATGGGTGCATCGGAAGTGCTCACTAAGGCTGCGGCAAAACAAAAAGTACGAGAGGCGAAGACGGGCGCACTAGGACAAATGTCTACGGCTTTGATTATGCAGGGTGCTAAGAATATGAAGTCCAAAGGTAACAAGGACAAGCTGGATTCAAAAGGTAATACTTACATTGATAAGGCTACTAACGAAAACGCGACTGAGGAAGTGTCAGGAGGTTTCTTCAGCCCTGTCGATAAATCGGGGAACAGCATTACTGGGTTCAAGGATCGATTGAGATCTACTAACTCGTTTGGGTACGACAACAACCCGTTTGGGAATTAATTATGAGTTTATATGGCGGAGTTTACGGCGGAGTTTACGGCGGAAGAGCAATGACTGGCGCAGGTCAGGGTGGTGATTATGTGAGTACTTTACCAACAGTGACTGATCCAGATAAAACCTACGCGAAAATGACGCGCGATGACTATAACGACTACATAAAAAACTATCGCGGCTTCGAAGAGGATCTAATAGAGCGAGCACAGAACGATACTTCTCTAATTGATCAGGCAAGAACTAATACCACTGATGCGCAGGGGCTTATGTCTGGTGTAGCCCAACGTAACTCAGAGCGGTATGGAGTTGAGTTGACGCCAGCTCAACGGCAAGAGCAAGCAAGGAGTTTGACGCGCGCAAATACTCTTGGTGGCGCGCAATCTGTAAACGACGCACGCGTCGCTCAAGCAGAACAGAATCAGGGTGTTATAGCGGATCTTGTGAATATAGGGCAGGGCGTAAACAGATCGTCTCTAAGCCAGATGCAGGGGGCAGCGCAAAGCGCGACCCAACGCAACAATGCTTATAAGTCCGCTAAAGCGGCGTCTAAAGCTCAAACATATAGCACGCTTGGCTCTTTAGGGTCCGCAGCTATTTTCGCATTCGCACTATAGGTATATTGATATGGGATTTTTACAAGGTGCGCAAGCAGCCTTAGGTACAAGTCAGGCTATTGCTAGCCAAGATTTAGCCCGTCGCAATCAGAATGCGCAGCTCGGATTGATGCGCGAACAGCAGGATATCGCCAATACAACGGCCGATGTGGAAAACGACCAGCGCGAGGGGAAACAGAACTTTAGCGACATCTTCTTGGCGTCAGGAAAAGTAGATTTGGTTCAGGACTGGAACGCGTTACAAGGAACACATCCTGAATTACTTGAGCGTATGTCTGATAGCCGCCCTGAATATCAAACCTTTACAGACGAGAGCGGCAAGATTCAACAGGCCCAGTTTCATGCCTACGTCCCCGCCCCAAACCCAGATGATGGCTATATTGTGCAACTTAGGCGCATGGATACGGGAGACATCGTACCGTTGACTGAAGGTAAATCAGCGGCAGCGGGTGACGGCCCCCGCATAATTAGTAAAGAAGAGTTCGCCCAAAACATAGAAAAACGTTGGCAGGCGGGCATTAGCAAAGATTATCTTGTAGGCAGCGCGGGTGCTTTACTCGTAGGTGAGAGCAACCTAGGGGCTGTGCAGAATCAGCAGCAGCTTACAGACATGACAGAAGCGATTTTAGATAAGGCTGCGACAACTAAACTAGCTAATGACCCCGCCGCGATGGCAGAATTTTACGCTAGGGTTACTGAAACTAATGACCTCAATGTTTTAAAAGAACTGTTCACGAAAATTGGTGGAGACACTGACGCCTTGCTCGAACGTGCAACCGCCAAAGCTACCGATCTTTGGACTAAAAGCAGAGCAGAAAACAAAAGCGCAGGAGAAGAAGGTTCAATTGAATTACTACTTGCAGATAAAGGCATTACTAAAGAGAAGTGGGAAGGGTATGACAAAGAGACCCGAAGAAAAGTAATCGAGCGGCTTGACCTAGCTCAGATGGTCGATTACACGACAGATGTAACTGGGGGGAAACTGTTGGCTTTCGCTGAAGACTTAATAAGTATGCCTTACGACTTCCTTATCAACGATCTAAACGCTATGAAAGAAAGCGGAGTTGGCCGAGCGCTAGGTTTTTCTGATATCGACGCGCCTGCAACCCCACGTCGGGAATATGATTCTGCGCAGCAAGAGAACGACGCAGCGGCGATGAGAAAGCAGGCATATGTTACAGAGCGTCGCGTAGATGCTGCATTTGCAACTATGCCGCCCGCTGCTCTTACCGCAGAGAACGTGCGCAAAGCCATTATGGATGGTACGCAAAAACCAACTCAGGAGCAGTTGACTGAGATTCACAACCTTCTTGGTCATAACCAGATAAAGACTGATGCACAATTAGTTGAGAAGGTAAAGAGTGGGCAAATCAATCGGCAAAACGCGAGTCGGATCGCGATGATGATGGCGATGACGGAGAAGGGTGACTCTACAAAAAAAATGGCCCTCCACCAAAAACTGATGAACAGCTTCGAACGCGGAGACCAAGAGGTTGGTTTAGCTCAAGTAGATGCTATGGCCAACAATGCCCAGACTCGAAGCAACCAGAATGTCAGTAACCAAATAAACTTGGATAAACACAGGCAAGCCGTTAGAAAATACAATTCAGAGCAAGCAAAACAAGTTGCTGATGATACTCAACCTTGGCTAGACAGCGTTCTTGAAACAGTAGGTTTGTCGAAGAAAAATGAGGACGGGACATACTCTCCTACAGACGATGATTTTAGCGGAGGTAAGGATGAGGCCAAAATTATTGGGCGGTCAATTAGTGGTTTGATGGGCAAAATGCGCCAGCTTCGAAAAGGTGATGAACAGGCCGCTGCGGTGTATATGGATCGGCTTAGCATAGGCGTCGGCATGTATGTACAGGCAATGGTTAATGGGGATACTAACAATGTCTTTAGTCAGCAAAACTTCCTCGACGTTTTTCGAGACGAAGCTGATGGAACTATGGACATTGATTCATCGCGAATTCGACCAGGCGCATACAAAACTGTTAATGGTAAGCAAAAAATGACGTCTATTGCATATGTCGACGAGAGTGGCGTCAATAGCCAAACTGTTGATTTAGCGTTAATCCTGAAAGACCACCCTCAAGTCGCTAATTTTTTAATTACAGCTGCGACTAAGAATAGTAAATAAAAGGAAGCCGTGTGTTAGCAGGTTACGCAGGAAATCTTCAAGCAGCTATACTCGACAAAGAATCATCCGGCGATTACTCAGCAGTTAACAGCCTTGGGTACGCAGGGGGGTATCAGTTCGGTGCGTCGGCGCTTGAAACTTTAGGCTATCTTAAACCTGGGACTTCAAAAGCAGGCAATAAAGCCGCTATGAACGATCCGGCAAACTGGACAGGAAAAGGCGGCGCAGTTAACTTAGACCAATTTCTGCAAGACACAGATTTGCAGGATGCAATATTTGAGCAAAACGTAAGTTTTAATCTAAACGCTTTAAGGCAAAATGGGACAGTTGATGACACTACAGAAAAAGATACAATTTCTGGGTTGTTAGCAGCGTCGCACTTACTCGGTGCCAACGGGGCGGCCAATTTAAATTCTACAGATGCTAATGGAACTTCAGGCAACGACTATTTTTTAATTGGTAGTAATGCCTACGCTAATACGTTGGCAGCAGGTGGGGCTGCACCTAACTTAGTTCAAGTTAATAGTACCGGAGGCTTTACCCAACAACAGGTAACTCCCGCGCAATTACCACAAGACGCAGTTGCTGCCTTTACAGCCGAACAGTTATCGCCTGCTGCATTACCACAAGACGCAGTTGCAGCTTTTACAGCGAAACAAGTCAACAACTCCCCCTCCGCTCAGCCGCGCCGCGTTGACTTAGCAGCTGATAGAGAAAGCGCGCTTTTAAACTCTGTCGTTACAGCAGGCGACAATAGATCCGTTACTGCAGGTATGGTTGCGAATAACGATTTGTTAGACGCGAACGGGCTTCCACCATCAGATATGGTAGAGACGTTTCGAAGAGGGATGCGAAGTGGTGCTGAGTCGCTTGCAGCTGACCTTAAATATATGGGTGCGGGTATTGACGCGCTGCAGGGCGATGCAGAAGGCGTAGCTGATTCAATAACTAACGCTCGAATAGCCGAAGAGTTTGCTGCCATTCCGATGGAAGGTATAGAAACTTTTGCTAATTTTTTAGAAGAGCCTACTGTTGAGGGATTTTTAACACAGGTAGTAAGTGGCACGGGGCAACTAATGCCTAGCGTACTTAGCACGGTAACAGGTGCGGGCGTAGGTAGTATTGCGATGGTTCTTGGTAAAGAGACTCTAAAGCAGAGTAGCCGAGCCGCAGCAAAGAATATTATCAAAGACTCTTTAGTCGCCGTTGCGCGCAAAAAAGCGACCCCCGACCAGAGAAACATTGCCCAAGCTGCTTTTGAGGCTACACAGGAAGCTCATGTATTAGCGCGGAATGGGTTCCTCAAGAACCAGGCTTCTGCGGTACGAAGCTTACAAAGAACAGGAGATATGAAAACCGGCGGCGTAATTGGCGCGGGCATATCAGAATTTGCCCCGTTATCCGGCGGAAATATTAGTGAAGCATTAGAGTCAGGGCGTGAGATCGATAGCCAGCAGGCAATACGCGCGGGCTTGCTTGCTTTGCCACAGGCGGCAATAGGCGTATTTGGTGAAGTTGGTTTGCTGAAACTAATAGGCAACCAAGCGGCAAAGAAGTCAGCTGGACCTAATTCTGTTATGGGTAGGCTTGCGGCAGCTGCAGGTGGCGGGTATGCAAAAGGTGGCGCATTAGAAGGCGCAGCTGAACTTGCCCAAGAAGAGATAGCAATCCGCAACCGTATGGATATGGATGATACGTTCACTGACGCTGACGCAAATCTACGTCGCTTGAATGCAGGTTTTGTTGGGTTCTTTGGCGGCGGAGCAGCGGGTGGCGCTGGCTCATTACTAGCGCAAAGCGCCAACGAAGTATCAAACGCCAGTTTAGTTGGCATAGCCGCTAGTGTTGCCGAAAAAGCCGCAGGCATGAGCGACTCTATTAAAGAGAGTATGACCCGTAATCGCGCAGCCGATGATATTGCCAGTGCCGCGCCAGATCAAACTACTGCTGAAGCAAAGCGAGACATAGATGCGCAGCTATCAGCGATGGTTGATGACACTAGCTCAAAAGAAGCTGTCTGGGTATCAGGGACAGAGCCAGACGAACGCATAAAAGGCGCTACCCCAAACAAAATTAATAAAGTGTTTGTTAATGGAAAAACAGCATGGGCGGCTTTTGTTCCTGGAAGAGGCACGATTATCTCTACTGACTTTGACGTTGCTGAAGGCGTAGTTAAAGGTCAAGCCTCCGATACAGTCCTTGCTGCGGCGTTAGGATATAGCAACACCAAAACAGACGGCGATGCGCTTGTAGTTAAGGTAGTCGACAAGTACGGCGATGTTGTCTCCGAAGAATCAACAAACGATGCGGGACTTGCTGCAGCTAGGGCTGCGGCAATAAAACTAATGCCAGAAGGAGGCAGTGTAGATATTGTATCTACCGAAGAAGCCTTAGCTGAACGTGCGCGCCGTAATGGCCCTGAAGTCCAGATGATGGAGGACGATTACGATGCAGACGATCCTCTTGAAACACAGCAGAATTCTAATGAAGAGTTTGGCGACGGTGAGTTTGAAGCTGACGTTAGAACGCATTCGTTTATAAAAGAAGGCCAAGAAACAGATTCATATCAAGGTGTAGATGGGGACAATAGTTTTTCTGGCATCGATAAAGCGCGGGCCGCTTATATTGAAATGGTCGGTGAAGACATTGATTGGAACACACCATTTTATAAGCGCATGTCTAAGAGCATGCTAAAGACTGCTGTAAAGCTACAAGAAGCTAGCCCAGACGAAGTAATAAACGTAAAGATTAACAAAGATGGTAGCTACCGCATCGAAATTGAGACGACACCTGATACTCAAAAGATTCGGATAAGAGACGGCAAAGGTGTCGAAGACGAAGTCTCAATGAGTGAGTTCCTTAGACGGTCTATCAGTAAAGCGATGGGATCTAAGCAGGAATATCGAAGCGTTAATATTACCGCACCAGGATCAGACGCTGCCGTGTCTGTTAATCCCGTTGACTTGATGAACGCGGGCCGACGGATTATGGAAAGTATTGAAGGCTCATTCACCGGAGCTGGCGCGCAACAATCTTCTCGGCAGGGGTTGTTAGCTATGTTGGGACAGCTGCAAATGGCAGGCTATGAGGTCGACATCCAAGACGTCCCTATCGCTGATATTATGGCGAATTTAGAAAACCCAAAAATAGACTTGCCACCTAATATTTCAAACCTAACCGTGGGGTTTAACGAAGCGGGTAAAAAAATAAAGCTCGGCCAATTACTAAAGCCATACGTCCCAGGCGCACCGACCGTCACTAATTTGATAGAAGTAGATGACGGGGATGGCGGAGTGAGGCTATCGTCTATGGAGCGAGAAGCAGAACTGGGAAGCGAAAGCGACGACGTGGTTACAGACAGTCTTGAAATGACAGAAAGTTCAGCGCGTACCCCCGATGGTATACCGCTAACCGATATGAATATTGAAGACGTAGTTAACACAAATACTACGCAGAACCGTCCAATAGGCAGCGCACCGCAAACAAACACGGATACTAGTTCTCGTCGCCCCGAAGTTAACTTTAAGACAGGTACGACCTTTCCTTTCGGGGAGGTTACTGACCTAGTGACTTCTATAGTATCGCGAATTTCTCGCCGCTTAAAGTTGAAGAACCCAGTAGCTGTTATTAGCTTAAAAGGGTTTAACACAGCCACCCGAGATCAAATTGGTAGTTATTTAATCAACAAGAAAACTGCAAAAGGCAGGATAGCGTTAGAAGCCCTAGAAACATTAGACTTAGGCGATAACGTCGCAGTTGGTAAGTTTATAAAGCAGGCAAATGCTGATGGCCTACTTGCCAAGAAGATTAGTAATGAAGTAGCAAAAGTAGATGACGTTACCCTACTTGGGCAGAGTCTTGTTATGCGCGCTGCCGTAGACGTATTGCGTAAGCAGACCACGTCTGTTCGCATTGCAGAACAAATTGCCGCTACCCTTGTTGGGGGATTTAATAGTAAAAATACGTACAAGGGTTATTTCCAAAAATTCAGCAACGGCTCCGTTATTATGATTAATGACCTTCATAATGAAAACGAAGCTGCGCTGGCGATGGTTGCTGCGCATGAAATGGGCCATGCATTATTTAAAGAAGAAATTAATAGTCTGTTTGAGAACAAGCCACTCTATAACCGGATGTATGCGGCCTTTGTTCGTGACCGGCAGAAAGCCCGCGATGAAGGGAGACCTGTTAAGCAGTGGGAGAGAGAAGGGTTTGAGGAATGGTATGCAGACCAAGTAGCGGCATGGGCAAAGAACGATAATCAGACGGATAAGCGCGGCGCAAGCAACGCGGTTGATAGCCATTTTAAACGCGTAGTCGCGAAATTTAAGAAGCTTTGGGCGGAGATGAAGAATCATCCTGGCCAAGTCTATCGACGAGTTAATGAGTTAAAACCTAGCTTTGCTAAGTACATGGCGGGCGTCACTGCTGCTCGTAAAGCAAATAACATGACAACAAAGATGCCGGTGTATAACGAAGCGGGGGAAATTGTCGCATATAAGTCAGCACTCGGGAGCATTGTTGAAGAGGCCACTACTACACCAGCGGCGACAGCACCTCCGCCTGCACAGGAAGCGCCTCAAGCAGCAGTGACGACAGACCAAGCTGCAGCAGCTGGCGGCGCGGGGGCGGGCAATAACGGAGGTGGCAATAACACAGGAGCAGATTTACCAACGCCTGATGATTCCTCTTTTGAGCAAAAAGCTATTGTGTTGGCGGTGCGGGAAGAGATTAGATTACAGTCGGGCGCGGCTGCGAGAGAAGAAGCTTGGAAGCGCAAGATGAACGACTGGGGCCGCAAGTTTGCTCAAAACAACCCTAATGCTATAAAGATATTAGGCTTCCTATTTACCGCAGATTCGATGATGAGGATCGTAGCAGGCGATGATGTAGCTAATATGTTCTACAGGCAGTCGAACTCTTTAGACGGTGGCCTTGGTTTTGTACAATCTAGGACGTTAGCAAGAGACCGTCTGCGGGCGAAGCTGTTTAAAGTCCTTGGAACTGATTGGCGCACGCCTGAAGTCCAAGAAGCTCTTAGACTAGCACAGGGGAAAACGCCAACTGCTGATCTTAAAAACCCTAAAGCGAAGCAATTGCGTGAGTACCTAGAAGCGGTACATAAAGAATATATAGATCCTTCTAATACTAATATTGGATTTCGAGAAAATTACTTTCCTGTCCTGCTTAACTTAGCTGAGATCGCTAATGATCCAGAAATTTTTGAGAAACTAATTCTAGAATCAGATCCAAAGGCAAATAAGAAGAAAGTACGCGCAGCAATCAAGCGTATGCTGAAGTATCAACAAGCCACGCTTAATCCAGATATAGATATGGATATGGCAGATATAGATATTACAGAGCCAGGTAGTGATGCTGAAGCAAGTCGTGTCTTAACAGCCGATAGTAATTTAGACTTCTTGAGAGATACTCTATTTCTTCAAGAACCTGAAGTGGCGCTTATGAGTTACCTCGATGCTGTAACAAAACGTGTTGAGTGGAACCGGCATACTAAGAGTCCTGACGGCACTAATAAGCTTGCGGTGGCATTAGGCAAGTTACAGCCTGGACCTAGAGAAACTGCTGACGCAATTATTAATGCTTACTTAGGTAACGTTACACATCTGTCGCCTTTCTGGCGTAAGACGCAAAGCTATCTTGCAGCGCTTAACCTTGTAACCTTACTACCGTTCGCTGCCTTTGCGTCAATACCTGATTTCGCAGGGTCTATTGTGGCAACAAAAGAGTTTGGCGGGTTCGCCATGTTTGGCAAGCAAGTAGTATCGCAGATGAAAGATCGAGAGGCCGCAAAACGTTTGGCATATGATATTGGCGTTGTTATGCCAGAAGCAGCTGCTAACGCTTGGATGTCACAAGCTGATAGCGACATGCTTGACCCTAAAGTTCGTATGGCTACTGACAAGTTCTTTAAGTACACCGGATTGACAGGTCTGACAAACATATCGCGTGAGTTTTCTGCAGGAATGGCAAAACGCTTTATTATTGAGCATGCCAATAATCCTACTGAAAGGTCAGACCGTTACCTCAAGTCTCTTGGTGTTACCTATGATCAAGTTCGCCGTTGGCAAGATAATGACTTTTCGTTTGATGGTGAAGACGGGGAGGCAGTAAAAGCCGCACTCGTCCGATTTGTTGAAAGCTCAGTCTTACGACCAAACGCGGCTGAGCGGCCAGTATGGGCCTCAGATCCGCGATTTGCACTTATATGGCAGCTCAAGTCTTTCTTATATGCCTTTAACAAAGTAGTCCTCGAAGGCATGGAACGAGAGATAGGATACCGAATAGTAATAGAGCAAAAGGGTGTTGCCGCCTCTATGGCACCTCTTCTTCTTCTTACTATGGCGGCGTTTATGCCTTTAGCCGCTTTAGGTCTAGAGCTTAGAGAGTACGCTAAGGTTGGTCTATCTGCCGCAGTTGGTAAGGATGGCTCACAGTATCTCCGCTCTGATCAAATGGATTGGGGTACATATTTTACAGAGTTGTTTGGAAGAGCAGGGCTTGATGGTCCGATCGGGATGTTAACAATGGCTCAACGTAGCAGCGATTGGGGAGGTTCAGCAATAGCTACTTTACTTGGCCCCACAGCAGAACTTGCAGAAAAGATAGTAACCAAAGGCCCATTTGATGGGGCATATAGCAGAGTTAATTCACCGCCAGAAGCTGTGGGTGCAATTCTTGGTGTAGGGGCGCTTTACAGTCCTCGCGCGGCATTAGCAACAGCTGTTGGGCTTGGCAGCATAGGAGCATTAAATTAATGAGCATATTAAGTGTAATACTTGGCCCAGTAGTAGATATTGGCAAAACGTTTCTGAGCAATAAGGCCGCTGAAAAACAAGCTAAGCATGAAGCCACAATGAACGTGATCCAGAATGATGCAGACTGGGAAGCGAGAATGGCGGACGCGTCTAGCAACAGCTTGAAAGACGAGTTTTGGACAATTA